TAGGACCAATCCCTGGAGGATAGTGCACTTTTTCATCATGCTGTAATTGATCTGCTACTGGAGATTCAGTGTCAAGATTTTGTGTGCTAATCGGTCTTTCATATTTTGGTACAGATCCAAGTACGAGTGGTAATTGAGAGTCTTTACCATCAAGAAAAACACCATATACTTGAGCTTGTACCTTAATGCCAATGTTAGTGCCTATACCCGAAGATCCACCTTCAGTTACCGGTACCACAACTTGTGCCCAAGGCAAATCACCATCTTCAATTTGAGATGTGTTATGAGTATGAACACCGAATATTCTTACTTTAATTCTACCGAGTTCCAGTGGATCATTAATGTTAACCACTGTTCCCATAAACCAACGAGAATTGTCACCATAATATTTCATGATAGAATCCCCATTATTCCGTCCTCATCATACGAAGATATTTTTACACACTGCAATGACAACTGATATTTTTCTGCAGCAAGTGTATGTTTTGCCGCATATATTATATAGTCACCTGATTTCTTTGTATCTACTTTGACTTCTGAATTATTTGGTCTATTAGCTAAAAATAATACTCTTACAGTGTTTCCTATTGTCCTATGGTAGTCTCCAGAAATAAATCCTCGGCCGTCAATCACAATTGTAATCGGTGTTTTTGTTAGAAAGCTTTTGAGAGCCTTACCAATAGTTCTTTTATTATATTCTGATGCTTCATTCTCTTGATCTATAGATCTAAATTTGTTAGTACCATCTTCATAAGCACCGGATGTACTTAAGTGTGATATGTGTTCTGATTCATAAGATTGAATAGGACGACCATCTATTTCGAAATTACTCGCAAAGGTAGGTCTTTCATATTCTTTTACTTGCAGCTGTGATATTGCATCGGCATGAACATTAAAAGTATGAGTCTTGTATCTACCAGTCAAACTATCATAGTATGAGTACTTAGCTCCTACTACACCTTCTCGTATTCTGCTATACATATCATCATTGTTTTCTAATGAGTATGCTTTTATTGGAATCATTTTTTGACCATTCGAGATCTCAGAAAAATCCTGAGCAGCACCATAAAGAAATGGCATTTTTGGATTAATAGGAGGTTGCGAAAGCATAGCATTCAAATCACTGTAAAATAATTTGTCAGATTGAAATGTAGAAAACAAGTATGTAGGTAATCCATCGATAGTTGTAAGACGTGACTTAATCCAGTTGAGTGCTCTTAAAGGTGATAGATTAGGTATAATCATTTTCATTCTATCTTGAAAAGTATTAGCCGATGTATGTTCACTAATACTTCTACCAAGAAATTCTTCGGTAATAGCCGACATAATACTAATAGGACTACCTTTATAGGCTCTATTAACATTTATTAAATTAGATTGATACTCAGATAATTCAATTAAATTCAAAAATATAACATCAGATGTTTCATTAATCTTCTTTGAAGAAATAATTTTGTGTACTATAAAGTCTTTTGAAATTGATTTAGGTAGATTAGGATTCTCAGATTGTCCTAATAATATAGTTACTGTTTCAGCACCTTGAAAGTCCAGTCTATCGAACATACGAAAAGAATCAGTAATAGCTATTTTACCAGTAAGATAATTGTTTTCAAGGTTCTCGAAAATTTCAATATCAGTAACACTCCCCATAATTTCTAGACCACCTGCATCTAAAAATCGAGAAGAATTGATTATTACACTTTCAAGAGCATAGCCCTTTACTGCTTCGGTATTACTTGACATTATGAATTAATAGCCTGTTTAAAGAGTGAAACAACCTGATTGATAAGATCTGGTTTTACAACTTTAATTTGTTTTAGATTGTCATTATCTTTTATGTATCTGTCTAAGTGTGTTACCTCTGTAAGTAGAGCTCCTGGTCCAACTGCTGGATCAATGTCTACTATTTCTCCATTAGCATTTTCATAGTGGTGTGCAGATAAATGTTCTGCCGAGGCTCCGGTAGTAGTTACTGTACTTGTAGTAATAGCTGCAGACACGTTACTTACCGCTTCACCAACAGAAAATGCAGATTGGGCATCAACAGTAACTTGACCAAGATCTAAATTTCTTCTTAGTACTGGTCCTCGTGAAGCTGTGTTTGCACCTACAACTGTTTCACCAACTTTATGTGTACTGGTAAGTGAATCTTTAGTTGTATACGTAAAATGTGGAAAGTCTGTTTTTGCTCTTTTAATTATTTCTTCGTTAGTAACCGGCCAACCTTGTTTTCTCAAATGTTCGTTTAAAAGAAAAAATGTCCAGTGATAAATTGGTGTACCATAAAGATCGAATGAACATTGATCTGGCCTATTACCTTCTTGTATATTATAGAAAGTATGAAATGCAATATTGTCAGATATTCTATCTAATATATCAGAATAAGCCGAAAGATCTTGCACTAATTCAGTTGATACTTTACCAGTACCTTGTGCTTCTTGATCACCGAATACGTAAAAAACACGTGGAAATTTATTGAAGTACTGCATTAGTAACCCTTTTGAATATCTTGTTTGCTCAATGCTCTGTACTCTTGGAATACTAGAGTTAGATCAACTTCTGTAGGATGTCCATCTTCATGGAATGTCATAGTTGTAGCATTATAGGAAGCTTGTGCACTTCTTAAATAACAATAATGTAGAGCTGGTACTTTCATGTTTGCTCCACGCATACTAAATTCAATCTTAAAAAAGTTAGGAAAAGTATAACCGGCTGGTATGCCAGCTCCTATATTAATTGTTTCAGGATACATCTCAGATCTAAATACTTTTATGATTGATTCTATTTGATTTGCTTCTTGTGCAGATGTAGCAATCAACTTAAATGTAAATGAGAATTGACGAATGTTTGGTTTATCAAAAAGCAACCTAGTACCCGGGTTGATACCGGTTTGAGTTGCCGTAGTAATCGCTGCGCGTATTCCTTCTTTTGGAATAAACTGTGTTGCACGAGCTCCAGCTACCTGTGCTGCTTCACTCGTCATCGTGCCTCTTGCTAAATTAAATATAGACTCAACACCTTCGCTTATACCTTTACCAACAGCGTTCAACAAAGATTTACCTGCATTTAATGCAGCAACACCAGTAAGACCAGCAGGGCCAAGATCTACTTGATTATAGTTTACGTCATCATTGAATGTTAAAGACTGTGGAAAGTATAATTCTATAGATGGAACACCAGCCGCAGGCTTTGCTTGTATATTTGTAGTGTCAGGTATATTCGCTCCTTTAATAGCATCGCTCTTTGCTTCTTGTTCCTTATCTTTACGGTATCCTTCTAGGGTGGATTGCATATTTCCTCTACCGCCACCTTGATTAGAACCTCCTACTGTTGCAGTTCGAGGATTTGGTTCTTGTCCTTCATTCATTCCTGAATGTATATCTCCGCTAGCCCTAACATCATCACGTGCTTTTTGCTCTTTTTCTTCTCTTGCATCTTTTATTGTTCGTGCTTTATCGTCACCCCAACCTAGTAATGGTACATCCCAGATTTCTGCAATCGCTTTAGGATCGATCGTATATGCATTTGCTTTATACGCAGTAAATTTAATTTTGGCTGGATGATTTATTTCATTATGTAGAGGATACATTAGTTTTGCACCACCTCTACGATTTAAGAAACCACCCTTTGCAAATAATGATCTTAAAGCTTTTTTACCTACTCCACCTAAGTCAATATTTTCTGCTGCTTGCCTTGCATCCGTAGTTGTACCAGATGTAGGAGTTCTATGTGTTCCTCCTGCTGGTACACCTTGACGTGTACCGTGTCAATATTATATACCGTAACAAAGTTTTGATGGTTTTGTAATGTAACTGGGATCTTCCATATGAGTGTCCTATAAATAAGAAATATATGAAGTATTTATAACGAAAAATGGCGTATTCTGGTAAATACAAACCGAACATAAAGAAGTATCAAGGTGATCCTGATAAGGTGACTTATCGATCTCATTGGGAAAAGCTTTGCTTTATGTGGTGCGATAGCAATCCTTCTGTTAAATCTTGGAGTTCAGAAGAAACTGTAGTACCATATTTCTGGGATGTAGACAAGAAGATGCATAGATATTTCGTTGATTTGAAAATAAACTTTACTGACGGCAAAACAATCTTAGTTGAAATTAAACCAGACAAAGAAACTAAGGTTCCAAAGAATCCTAATAAAAGTAAGAGATACATAGGTGAAGCCATGACCTATGTAAAGAATATGAATAAGTGGGAAGCTGC